ACATTCAAAATCTAAATCACGGTGGTCCAGTTCGTATGGCCATAGGCGGTGATCCGTTGCAAAATATTAATCAACAACAGTTCGCACCTGACCCTGCCATAGATGATGACTACTTTCAACAGGCAGTGGACTCTGGCAATCTGACCGCTTTCAATCCTTTAAAGCTTTTTAATTTATTTGGTAAGGTTGATGCAGTACAGACTCCTAAAAAAATTACAGCTCCAAAAGAAGTAGATGCTCCCGAAGGTACAACGCTTCCGGCAACGCAAGAAATACAACCACAAGACTTTCCTTTTAAATCTTATACTTTGGAATCTATTATGGACCCCAATGCTCCTAAAGCAGATCAACCACAAGGTTGGGCTAATTTTTTATTTAAGGGCAAGAATGTTCCTAAATCAGAATTAAATGATTCAGGTCTGACACAATTTTTGACAGACTATGAAAAGTATTTTCCTGGTCAGAAAGTAACACAACAACAATTAATAGATTACTATGAAACTTCTCCTATCGGTAATTTAAGTTTTAAAGTCAAAGACGAAGCCAGACGAGAAATTTCTAATCCGCAATATGATACATATGCCGGTAGACCTAGACATCAAGATGCAGGTAATCAACCTCTCGATCAACAAGGTGAGGATTATCGTGAAATTGTCGTGGAAGCAGGACCATTACCCGGAGAGAAAAAACCTTTTGTACAAAGCGGACATTACAATGAACCTAACGTTATTGGATTTACCCGTGTTGCAAACTATACGCAACCAGATGGAAAACGTGTTGCAGTCATACAAGAGATGCAAACAGATATGCTCTCACAGGTAAGAAAAGAGCAAGAACGATTAAGAGCTTTTATGACAAGACTAGAAAACGTAAAACAAAAAGCAGATGAAACAATACGAAGAGGTGATGATGATTATTACACACAACGCGCACAGGATGCATTACGAGGTATAAATAATAAATACCCACCAACTGTTATGAAGGCGTTAGAAGAGAACGCATCCTTAATCAAACCCTTTCCTAATCAAGCGGCAGCATCAACCATACCAACCTACGCTAAACAATTACAAGACTTACAATCTCAAATTGATCAGATTGTAAAATCTGACTTACAACAATCTAAACCTGAAACAGTATTTCAAGTCCGTGAGATTTCAGAGAAACAAGGTGAAGTATTAAATTCATTATTAGACCTAAACAGATCAGGACAATTAGATAATATTTTAAAAGATATTAAGATTCCTAGTTCAAGTAGTACAGAAGATCTTAACAGATTTGCTTTGGGTGATGATTCTTTTCAGGTTGAAGAAAATTATGGAGGTAAAGCTCTAGAGTTATTTCCACCCATACCATTTAATAAACAACCTGATTATGTCGATCTTTTAATTAAAGCTACAATTAAAGATGCACAATCAAAAGGAATAAATAAAGTTGCAATTTATCCTGCTGATTTAGTAAACAGGCGTTGGGGAAAAACACCTGGAGATAGTTCAGCTAAAAAGTTTGAAGATCTTTATGGTAAAGTTGCTGTGCAACAAATGAAAAATATAGCCAAGAAATATGATGGCGTAGCTCAGTTTGAAGTTATTGTAGATAGTACAAAACCTACAAAGGGTTTACGATTTCTTAAAAAGAATGTGAACGGTGATAAATTTGAATTATTAAAAGAGGATGTAGTAAAACGTGATTTAGATCCTAATGATGTAAATTCTTTTTTTGATGGACAAATTAAACGAATGGCACAGGATATGGAAGATTCAGAATTTAAAAATGTTGTCTTGACTAAGGAAATTGCACCAAATCAAACAATGGATTATTATGTTCAAGTAGCTGATAATGAAAAAGGTTATATATTACAGCCTTTAGGTGAAGGAGATAAAATTGAAGATGCCCTTATAGTTATTGAAGAATTTAATCCACAACAAGTTCCTATGTTCACTATAACCCTTGACTCACCAAAAGCAGAACAACCCATGTACTTGTTTAAGAAAAAAGATGGTGGTAGTATAGCAAAAGATAGTTTAGTTTCAGTAACAGATATATACGGAGAATATGGTAGATAAATTCGATAGCACAGCAGATACACCTTACTTAGCTCGTGAACCGAAGGGCCTTGGTCCTGGTGGTCCTGAGGAAGAAGATGTACAAGTTGAAGAGGTTGGCACAACTGTCAACTTAGATACAAATGGTGAACCTAACGTTGAGATTGTAGAAGACGGTTCTGCAATAATTGGTGAAGAAGATATTCCCACTTCAGGTTTTAATAGTAACTTAGCAGAAATTTTAGACGAAGGTTATTTAGGCGGTCTTGCCAGTGAACTTACTGAGCGCGTTGAGAATGATCGAGCGTCACGTGAAGACTGGGAACAGTCTTACACTAAAGGTTTGGATCTTTTAGGATTTAAATACGAAGAACGTACTCGTCCTTTTCGTGGTGCAGCAAGTGTCAATCACCCTGTACTAGCACAAGCAGTTACACAATTTCAAGCAATGGCTTATGTTGAGCTTTTACCAAGTGATGGTCCTGTAAGAACACAGGTCGTTGGTGCCGTCAATGAACAGTTACAACAAGCTGCTGAACGTGTGAAAGAATATATGAATTATGAGATCACACATGTTATGGAAGATTATAATCCTGAGATGGATCAATTGTTATTCCAATTACCCCTATCAGGAAGTGCATTTAAAAAAGTTTATTATGACGAAGTTCAAGCTAGAGCAACTTCAAAGTTTGTTCCTGCTGAAGATGTAATTGTACCTTACGGTGCATCTGATTTAGATAGTTGTGATCGCTTATGTCAGATTGTTAAAATGTCTATGAATGATTTACGTAAGAAACAAGTTTCAGGTTTCTACAGAGATATAGAATTACAACCTTATGATGGTGAAGAAGCTTCTGGTCTACAAGAAAAAATGGATCGAATAGATGGTGTCAGTCCTACAAATTACACAATGGATGATATGGCTGAGATTTTTGAATTACACGTAGATTTAGATCTAGAAGGTTTTGAAGATTCAAATGATCAAGGAGAAACAACTGGTATAAAACTACCTTACATAGTTTCTATAGATCGTAGCTCAAATAAAGTTTTATCTATCTACAGAAATTACAACGAAGGTGATCCTTTAAAAAGAAAAAATGATTATTTCGTTCACTATAAATTTTTACCGGGTCTGGGTTTCTATGGCTTTGGTTTAATTCACATGATAGGTGGTTTGACAAGAACCGCCACAACAGCATTAAGACAATTATTGGATGCGGGAACACTTTCAAATCTACCTGCTGGTTTTAAGTCAAGAGGATTAAGAATACGTGATGATGATCAACCATTACAACCGGGTGAGTTTAGAGATGTAGATGCACCAAACGGAGTAATCCGTGAAGCCTTAATGCCATTACCTTACAAAGGACCTGATCAAGTTCTTATGCAACTTTTAGGTTTCTGTGTTGATGCAGCAAAACAATTTGCAACAGTTGCAGATATGCAATTATCTGAAATAGGTAGTTCACAAACACCTGTCGGTACAACAATGGCTCTTATGGAACGTGGCACAAAAGTCATGTCAGCAGTTCACAAAAGATTACACTATGCACAGAAAAAAGAATTTGAATTATTAGCAAAAATATTTCAACAAGTTTTACCACCTGTATATCCTTTTAATGTTCAAGGTGGACCAAGACAAATTAAAGCTTTAGACTTTGCAGATCAAATAGATATTCTTCCTGTTTCAGATCCAAACATTTTCTCTATGTCACAACGTGTGACTCTTGCACAAAATCAATTACAACTTGCTCAAGCAGCACCTCAAATGCATAATCTTCGTGAAGCCTACAGAAGAATGTATATTGCTTTAGGTGTCAAAGACATTGAACAAATTTTACCAATTCCTCAACAACCTGCACCGCAAGACCCCGCTATTGAACATAGTGTTGTTTTAAGGGGTGCACCTTTACAAGCTTTTGCTGAACAAAATCATGAATTACATATTCAAGCACACAGAGCTTTCATGTCTTCCGTTTTAGTCAAATCAAATCCTATGGCTGTAATGAACTTGGTATCTCATATCATGCAACACACATCATTACTCGCTACTCAAGTGGTTGATCAGGCAATGATAGAAGAAGCAGAAAAACTACGTCAACAATTTGGTGAACAAGTACCACCTGAAGCTTTACAAGCACTACAAATGCAGAGAGCAACAAAAATAGATGAAGAGATTGTAAAAATTACGGAACAAATGGTTGGTGAAGAAGCAGAAGCTATGCAAGATCAAAACATGGATCCTCTTGTTTTACTTAAACAACAAGAATTAGCACTAAGACAAGCCGATATGGAGATGAATGCACAAGTTAAAGGCGAAAATCAAGCATTAAAAGAGAATCAATTTGATTATAAACAAGTTTTAGACGCACAAAAGCTACAAAAAGACTACGATTTAGCTAATTTACGTGCAGATGTTTCTTTACAAAAGGCAAATACACCAAAAGGAGGTGAAAATGTTTAATTTATTAGTAGGCCCCCTATCAAGTTTGGTGGGTAATGCAGTAAAAGGCTTTGTTGAGACTAAAAAAGCCAAAGCAGACTTAGCTTTAACGGAAATAAAAGCACAGAAGAGTCTCAAAGAGGCTCAAATCGCGGGAACTATTGGATGGGAGGCCAGTGCGGTCGATCAAATGAAGGGTTCTTGGAAAGACGAGCTAATTTTAATATGCCTGTTGGTTCCAGCGGTGGCAGTATTCATCCCTGGATGGACTCCACACATTAAAGCAGGGTTTGAGGCACTACACTCACTTCCTGATTATTATAAGCATCTCTTATACATCGCCTGCAGTGCGAGCTTTGGTATAAAAGGCGCAAAAGGGGCTATGGGCCTCATTACTAAGAAAGGTAAATAA